AATCCTTTTTTAGTTTTTCGAACAGCCATATTTAGCTCACAAAATTTTTGTTACTTTACGTTTATTACTCATAACTTTACCGCACCCTCTAGCAATATCAGGATTACTACTAGGGCGTTTTGCTACCTGTCTCGCAATAGATTTGCCATACCCGCCATTAGACGCTTTAGCGACTTTTTTCTTTTTACTACTATTGCCATAGTTTGCAGCACCAACTTTTCTACATTTTGCAATAGATCCTGAAGCATAGGCAGAGGGGAAAACTTTATACCTTGCTTTTACTTTATGATAACAAGCGTCTTTTGGCATTACTTTTTACCTTTTTCTTTTTCTTCTTTTTCTTTGCACCTTTAGCAATTTGCTGGGGCATACTAGATCGAGATATCGTCATAAAAACCTCTTAAAAAAGTTTTTCTAATCCGGCTACTACAACAATCAGAATACCAATACCGTATATCTTTTTATCTAAATCTTTTAGTTTTTCGTTTTGTTCTTTAAGACGTTCTTCAATATGTTGATATCTTATTAAACACTCTGCCTCATGTTTTTCTAATTTAGAAAGCATGGAGGAAGACGTCTTTTTTCGAACAGGTTTCTTAGTTACAGCCATTAACACTTCCACCTTTTACGCGCTTGCCGCAAACGACTATTCGGATCTTTAGCCGCTTTTGGAAATTTTTTCATCTGCCCAGCAGACCTAGCGCAAAATGATTTACGCCTTTTAGCCGCCGCACTACCCTTTTTAACTTTTCCTGTTACAGCTGTTTTTAATTTGCTTCCAGGATTAGCACGACGATAAGCCGCCACGCCAGCTTTAGTCATCCCTGCTCCAGACTTGGTGGAACGGAAGTTCTTTTTATTTCGTTTAGGCATGTTAGCTTTTTTACGAGCCATTATTAATAACTTTTTCTGACCTGCATAATTACTGTATATGTATCCGCAGAGGTATGTCCAACCGTTGTAAACATTATATCGCCCGTAGATCCTGAGCTTGCAGGATTAACTAGCCCTCCGAAAGTTGTGTAATCATGATGCCCACTTTGATTTTCACCTAATTCAATACAAAAATCATCTGTACTGGCGTCAAATAAAATTTTGACTTTCATGCCATTACACTGCCACCACATTTTTTCTATGGTAGCTCCTGTGCATGCTTGACCTGATTGATTACTAGACAAAGCAGAAACGTCTACTTTTTTAACAGCACTTTCTCCTGATCCATCAGAAATATTGGTGAATTTAAATATAGCAGTTTTTTGGCCATCAACTAAGGTTTGTGAAGTTACTGCATCAGCCATATCAATCTCCTGTAACAGAAGGAGGGGTCTCCCCCTCCTAAATCAATTACGCAATCTGAACGTACTCAATAATGAACGTAAACGAACCTGCTGTTGTGGCATCGACCGTATTGGTGATGTTACAGAAAATTGTTCTTGCGGTGTCTGTGTACTGCACAGAAGCTGGAGCCGTTGTTCCGCTCTGAGTTTGAACAACCAAAGTCGTGGTCGTTACGTTGTGTACAACAACGGTTGTACCGCCATCAAGAATTTCATCAGTAACTGCCGCAACAATTTGTGCGCCAGAAGAAGAAGTGCCTACTTCATAACCAATATCACCTGTTCCAATAACTGGAGCAACGTCACAAAAGATTTTAATGTCGGTGATGATTGTGTTCGCTGGTTGTGTAAATGAACCAATAGTAGGACTATCACCTGCTGTTGAATTTACAGTTACACCTGTAGCAAAGCCAACATGCTTGATATATTTATTGGTAAAAACACCAGTAGAAGCAACAGACGAGGTTTCTGTTATCGCACCTGTAGTGCCGTTTTTGTTGATAACTTTAAAACCGTTTTCAGAGCGCACTGCTCCATTAAAAGTAGTAGTAGCCATTTCAATCTCCTGTCGTGGCTAGTGTCAGCTGCGAAATGCGGCTGTCAGGATAAAATTACTATAAATGAAAAAAGGGCAACTCGCAAGTCGCCCTTTTCTTTATTTAGTTAAGACTATGCGCCTTTAGAACCAAATACGCAACGTGGATCTGAGAACCCAAAGCTGTAACGCTCCCGAGCCTTAAACCGCATGTTGCCTGTATCGAAGTCACCTTCCATCTGGGTCTTAATTGGCGCACGTTCAAAGTGCTTTAGACCGTTAGGTGCGTCAGTCTTAATGAAAAACGCATCTGTGTCAGTAAGGAAATGGTTAACAACGTAACCGTCTGACAACATGCCCTTGCTACGAATAGCATTGACATCGTTATCAGCAGTACCGACTCTCAAGGTAGAAGCCATTAGCCTTTCTGCAACAAACTGAAGTGCAGGTGGGATAATTAGTTTCATACCACGAAGCGCGATTTTTAGACCACGCTCATCGGTAAAGCCAGAGATACTAATAAGAGCATCTTCCAGAGAGGTTTCGTTCAAATCCGCATCAGTTGATGGTTCGTTAGCAAACGTACCGCCACCTGAAAGTGGGTGAACAAGCGAACAAAGCTCAACACCATCACCACCAGTAGTACCAGAGGAGAAGGCATTGTTAAGGACGTTAGCGGCCTTAACTTGCTTTGTATGTGCCATTGAACGAGCCAAAGCGCGAGTATAACGAGACGCCAAACGGTCGTACAAGTTATCCTCAATAGCTTCCTCAGTAATAGAGAACGCTAGTGCAATGGTTTCGTGAGTAAAGCGAGAAGTGAATGACTCTTGCGCGTCATCAAAATTTACCGCTCCACCTTCATTTTTAGTTGGTGCGCTACCAAAACCAGCAAGCATTACTTCCTCTTCAAACGCACGGTCTGAAGACTCAGTATCAAAAATTTCTGCATGCTCGTTTTCATAACGATCATATTCCATTCCAAAGAGGGCATTGAGTCCTGGCTCAAGTTCTTTGGCGAGTTGTGCTCTTGAAATAGGCATTAATCAACCCTCCTACTTAGTGCCAGTTGTTTGAGAATATGCATGCTCGTTAATTAAAACGTATGCATTCGTGTTAGCAGAGGCTTGATCGTTATTATCGGGATCCCTAGAAATACCAATAATACGAAGCTGTGCTGTGCCTGACGCTGTAGTCGCTGAAATTTCTCCAGACGACTTGCCCGTTACTGTACTACCCGCTGTCATAGATGTAGTATCAGCGTTTGCACCGACACTAGCCTGAGCTAATGTACCGTCACACTGTACTTCATATACGATTTTTGGATCGTCATAAACTTGAGCAACAATATCCGAAGCAGTAATGCTTCCTGGATAAAAGTTCTTAAACGTAGGCTTACCCGAAGTAGGATCAGTGAAGCTACAACCTTGGAATACACCAACGCTATCGTCTGCAGTGTTGGTTCCAGGGATAATATCTCCCCCACCACCTGCATCCATAATCACAAGCATGCCCTGAAAAATAGGACCAGTTGCTCCTGACGCAATGACGTATTCGTTAGTAGTAAAGTTGGAAACTCCACTAAGCATACGGACAGGTTTTAGTCCGAAAGCGGCATCTTTGTTAGCCATTTTTCATACCTTCCATAAATAAAAATAAGTGGCCTATTTTGTATTCGGACCACCAAAGGTTACACGAGATTGCCGATCTTTACTAATCGGCATTGAAGGATGCTGCTCCTTCATAAGGTCATTGTCTACAGCTGTCATTTGATCTGCCGTTTGGTTCTCAAAATATTCTTGACGACTTTCAGCAATTTCCTCAGGCACCTTTGCCAACATCAATCCTCCCACACCAATAACCCCCGCATGCTTACCGTCTTCAATAGTCGGGGCATCGAAGTCAGGATATTCCTCTGCGCGAACAGGTTCATACCCCTCACGAATACGACCAGAAACATTTTTACGGTCTTCAACACCGCGTGTTTCTGTACGAATCCATCTGAATTTATAGCCCTCAGGAGGCGTAGGTGCTTCAAGTGATGACGATGGACGCCAAGGTTTTCTGCGCTCTTGCGTTGAGCGAGTTTCAGCAGCGCGAGGAGTTCTTTTTGAAATTTCAGACATTTAAGCCTCCTTCACGTGTCTCGCGTATTCCTCGAGAGGAACGCCGAGTTTTTTAGCAATGGCCACTTGACTTTGAGTCAAACGAACAGTCTTGCGCCCAGATTTTACATTCCGAGAAGCAGGAGCGACGGTTTGGGCGGGTCTCCGCGCACTTCCTGATTTTTGTCCCTCAAACTTATGAGGAAATTCATTACGAAGCCTATTATTAATTTCATCATAATAGTCTTCTGACGAAGGGTCGTACCCTTCTTCTTCGATCAGTCTACGGTGAATTGAGAACGCTGTAAAGGTCATTGCTTCATCTTTTCCAAACCATTCGTTTTCATCCGCCCATTGTTTAGCTCTAGGATCAAGCGGAGCTTGAGGCTGAGCAACGGGTTGCGCGGGTTCGGGAGCGACGGTTTGAGCAGGAGCTTCTTTTTCTTGAGCCTCTAATCGAGCCTGTTCTCTTAATACTCTATCGTTTTCAACGCTTAATCTAGCTACAATTTCTTGAGCATCTGCCATAGCGTCAGAGTCGCCCTCTTCATAGGCTCCTTTTAAAGCTCTTTTTGCTTCAGCTAATTGACTTTTTATACGACCTCCTGCTTCGTTTACAAGAGTAGTATTTGCTTTTGAGAAGTTGGTGCTAAGTTTATCGTTATCGTCTTTTAACTTTTTTGCAAACTCGATAGCCGCTTGTTCGCGTCTTTCAGCTTCACGCATTTTATAAGTTAAACGATCAATACGTTTTTTAACGCCTTCTGAATACTGTTCATGTTCTTCAGAAGACTCTTCAGCAGACGCTGCAACAGGAAGTTCTTCTGTTTCTTCCTCTACCTCTACATTAATTTCTTCTTTTTCTTCAAAAAGGTCTTCTTGTTGTTTTTCTTTTACTTCGGCCATTTATTTCTCCTATATCGACATTATATCGCGGGGATCGTTAATAGTTGCAATAATCTCGTCATCATTAAGAATCCGAGGCTCTGCACCATCAATTTTAAAACGGGAACCAGCATATCTACCAATAAGTACCCAATCACCCTCTTTACACCAAGGACCATCTGGAAATTTATCTTTATCAGCATATGCATCGGGACCAAGACTAACCACATAACCTACATTTGTAGCAAGCCGATTACGCTCAACCGTTTCATCCGCAAGAAGAATACCACCTTTAGTTTCTTTAGATGGTGTATACGGGAGAATTAAGATTCTCCAACCCGTTGGTTTAGGAAGTTTACCTAAAGCCGAGGTTGAGTCCTCATTTTCTTGATCTGGCAAAAATTGTGCCGCATCAAATCGATTTGGCGATACTGCGGCTAGTGTTGCTGCAGTTCGGCGTTCCTTTTCCTTATCTAGGATGTGGTCAGGAACGAATAACCTTTTAGTCATCTTCGTCGTTCTCCAATCTACTTCGAGTCTCTCTCAAAGTTTGTTCAATATCGCCAAGAGCAGAGACTTGACCCATTGCATGGTGGTATTGCTCCATATTAGCAACGCCATTTGACATTAGCAGTTCGCTAATCTCTGCTTGTCGTTTTTCAATTTTATTTAAAAGATATGTAACTAAGTCCACTACTTAATACCTATAAATTTCATCCCTCTGATAGCTGATCCGCCACCTCTGCTGGCTCCTGCAGCTAAAACTTCATCCCCACCAAAGTTTCCGCCTCTATTACCGCCTCCAGCAGCTTTTCTTACTTTATTACCTTTAGTAGCACCTGCAATTCTATCTGCATAGGTGATTTCGTCAAAAGGTTCCGCTAAAGATGCAAATTTCTTTTGTTTATCGGTCATCTCTGATCCGCCTTTAGCACGTCTTTTAACGCCTTTATCTTTTTGACCCCTAGCTTCTGCTAAATCAAATTCTAATATTTTAATTTTATCAGGATCTGTTTCGTTTTCTAACATTACCATGATTTCTCTAACTCTATTGTTAGTCATTTTAATTTTTCCTTGTCGCTAGGGTTACATTAGCACGAAGAGCTGCAATATCCTCATCTGAAGATATTTCGGCCTGAGCTAGTTGAGCTTGTTGTTGAAGTTTAGCCGCTTCAAGTTGAGCTTTTTGTTGATCAGCCATAACCTTGCGTTGCACTTCTGATTGTTGAATCTGAAGCTCCTGTTGTTTCAACATAACAATAGGATCAGATTGTCCTGTTCCTGCTGCTTGCTGAGCCATTTGACTAATCTGTTGAGTAGCCATTGCAGTAGCTTCTGCTAACGCTGCTTCTTGCTGCGGATCCATAACCATACCCTCAGCAGGAATAGGCTGTCCAATAATTTGTTCGACCTGTTGTTTATACTTCATACCAAGGTGTTCTTGCATATGAGCCATTAATACTTGACTAGCAATCGGGTTCTTTTGTATATTCGGATCTTGTAAAAACGCTGAATGTGTAGCGACGTGAGCGTCGTGGTTCTGACTTTCAAACGCTTTTACAGGTTTACCTATCAAGGAATCAATATTCTCACTTACAGGATCTTTAGGTATCGCTTCATCTTTTGGCGGAAGGATATCATCAATATTTTGTATCCCTAATGCTGAATACATACGCCTATACGCTTCGTGTAAATCGTGTATCTGCGGAGCAGATTGCGCCATTTGTAGTTGAGTCTGCGCCATAGTTACCCTTTGGCTCATACTAAACATTGCTGGGTCACTTACAGGTACTACGTCGATTCTATCATCAAAATCATCTACTTTAACTTGAGAGTTTGCGTTAGGAACTTGATACGGATATTCGTT